CTCCTCTCATCTTTCTTTATTCCCATTGTTAGTGTAACAAGCGAGTGTATAAAATTTGTACAATGGTGTTGACAGCGCAGCGCAGTTCGGTTATGCTCGGCCCAATCGAGGAACTATCTATGAGCAGCCTAAGTCGCCGTGAGTCAATCCTAGCTATGCTCTCCTCTGAGCAGCGCACCTCCCTTCGCGGTGTTCAAGCTGCCCTTGTTGGTGATCCCCTCTATCTTGAACATACTAAGGAGCATAGCGATGCGCAATGTATACAAGGGCTATCAGGTGAGCAAGATGGCCATGCCGAAGGGTCACATGGAATCCCTCAATAAAGCCTTCTCACAAATGCATGGTCCTCGCCCAGCCCACTTTGTTGAGAAACCTCCAAAGGCACAGAAAGTCCCCACTCTTCCAAAGCGTCCAGGTAAGAATAAAGGTTTCTGATAATGAATGCAATGGTTGAACAAGCTGACCTACCAGAAGAGGAAGAAGGCAAGACTGGCTGGGTGATGAAGTCCCTCAAACCTAAGCACAAGCAGATTTGCAGTCTGCTGGCGCAGGGCCTCCCTCGCGGTACAATCGCTCAGATTATTGGTGTAACCCCTGAATACATTAGCATGCTTGCTAATCAGAAACTAATGCAGGATTACATAAAGGATCTTGCAAAGGTAGCTGACCTGCAACTAGAAGCAATGTATGTTAAGACAGTGGAAGTTATTGGGGAAACACTTGAGAATGGCAATCATAAGGAAAAGATGCAAGCTGCTCGGCTGCAAATGGAAGCCACTCGCCGCATTGGATCAAAGAGCATTGAGCCGGAAAAACTAATCGACACAAATAGCCGCCTTGCTAAGCTGGCCGAACGCCTCCTCTTCCTGCAAGGCTCCCATCCCCAACTTGACATAATCGACGCTGAGGTAATCCCCAATGAAAAAGAAAACAATGCGAGTCCCTAAAGAGGCTCCCATGAATGGCCCCATCAACCAGCATAAGTTGATGGCAATGGGAAAGAAGATTCCACAGCAGACTTCAAAAAAGAAGAAGTAAGATGAATCAAATCATCCTACAAGAGAAGGCGATTGGAGAGACACAACCATACGTTGTGAATTTCTCTGATCGCCTTCAGTTTGGTGAAAGTATCAATGGTGCTGCTGTTACCATTTCTGTATTCAGCGGCACTGACCCCTCCCCTGCCAGTATGCTTTCTGGCACTGCCAGTTATGATGCATATGGCAATGTCACCCAGGTATTAACAGGCGGCCTTGTTGGTGTCATCTATAATGTTGTTTTCACTGTAACTGGCACAAGCAGCCACAACTACATTAAGAGGGGAACCCTTGCGGTAGTTGCAAATGATGATCCCTTTTAATGTACTCGATAGTACAGGCCAGTAAATACCAAGCGGAGACCATCAGCCTCGTTATCTCCTTCGCTGATGTTATCTCTGCTGGTGATTCAATTACTGGTATCCCAACAATAACAGTTACAGTTGCAAGTGGTAGTGATCCAAACCCCAGTAACCTCCTTTATCAGGGTGTGACTGTAACAAATGGGAACACAGTTGAGCAGCACATTCGGCTAGGCCTCCCTGGCGTTATCTACACAATAACCTTTACAATAGCTACAGTAGGTGGCGATATCTTCGAGAAAGAATCCCTGCTGGCCATCCGCCCTGATGAAGATAATGCAGTACCAAACTGGCTTCCATACTGGCAAACAACTCAACTCTATCCCTACCAATTGTATGATGCACTTGGCAGCACAGTAACAACATTAATAGGGGGTAGATTAGTTCAGACAGTTTACTCCTATTCAGATTCCCTAACTGGCACTCAATCTTTTGTAGGTGGCACCCTTATCGCATCTGGTATTACCTATTCCTATGATTATGACAGTCTAACTGGTAATGCCATCATAGTAGGCGGTATTCTAACTCCAGTAAATGTTATCACCTATTCCTATGACTATGATTCCATTCAAACTGGCTTTGCTGTTGTAGGTGGTACCTTAATAGGAAATGGTATAATTTACTCCAATGACTATGATAGTCTAACTGGTTCAACTACATTAATTAGTGGTACCCTAGCATGACTTCTATTAATTTAAAGGTAAAATACAGACTAGCAGGACGCTTCCAACTACTAGTAACTGGTCCAGATGGAAATGTAAAACACGATACTGGATGGTTTGATAACCTCATCACAGATCAGGGGTTAGATTGGCTGGGAACTCCTCCACCCAATTATAATACTACCTATGGTGTTCCTTATATCAACACGCATTGTGGTGTTGGTACCGGTAATACTACTCCTGCATATACCGATACTAGACTTACATCCTTTCTTGCAATGTTTCCATCCTCAACAGGTAGTAATGTTGAAGGATTTTCCTCCCGAGCATATGTAGCAGGTCCGCCAGCCTATTGGTCTAGCATTCTTGTTTACTCCTTTGCAACTGGTGCAGTTGTCGGTAATATTGCAGAAGTTGGAACGGGTAATACTGCAAGTACAGATACTCAACCTCAACTATTTAGCCATGCCCTCATTGTTGATGGAAGTGGTAATCCCACAACAATTACTGTAACCAGTGCAGATGCTCTTACGGTAAATTATGAACTCCGTATGTATCTTGACCTAACAGATAATACCTATAGTATTTCAATTAGCGGTGTTACTTACTCTGGTACATATAGAAGAGCACAAGTAACTAGTGTACCTAACTATTCCTATACATTAGGACACAATATTAATGGTACAACTAGTGGTTGCTATTTAGATTATTATAATGGAACCATTGGCTCTGTTACATCAACACCTAGTGGGACCGTCGCAGGTGGGCCTAATTATGTATCCACTACTCTTGGGACCTATAATTTAGGAAGTTATTATAGTTCTCTTTCCACAGTTGCTGGTACTACCGTTGCAAATCTTAGTGGTGGTATTTCTGCCATCATGACCACCTCTGAACACGGTTCCTATCAATTCGGTCTCTCTCCATCAATTCCTAAAACTTCCTCTCAAACATTAACGATTAATTGGAATGTTAGTTGGGCTAGATACTAATGAACCCCGCTGTTACTCTCATTCCAAATGTAATCATTACGGAGTATTTATCTCCAGATAACCTGGACGTAACTCCGCTGCTTGATTATGAGGAAGGTGGAATTGGACTAAGTGATCCAAGTCAGGGATTGCAGGTGCAACCATGGACACTTACTGTGCGAGGTACTGGCATCAATACATCGGTGTGGTTGGATGCGCCTAACACTCCGGCAGTACAGCAGTTTGCCTTATCTAACATAACATGGGCAAGACTTGCATTTGATCAGAATATGCACCCAGTTATTTCCTATGTCTATCAAAATGGATGTGGACTCTGGTGGTATGATCCAACCATCCCAGGTCAGACTTTCTTAACCCTCCCAGCTACTGCTAGTTTCCCTTGTGTTACCCTCGATGATAAGAGACCAATATCAACTCGTCTTGGTACAAGTGATGTTGTCCTCTGCTACATTAATGGAACCAATCTGTGCTACCGATTGCAGCGAGACCGCTATGCAACGGAGTATGTATGGATGAGTAACATCACGAGTAAGGTATCAAATCCTTTTGTGAATAAGATTGGTATGACTTTTGGCTACCGCTTGTTACTTGATATAAGGGGAGCTCTCTACCAATGAGTGTTATTGTTCCTATTACTGGTCCCCTGATCGAAGCTTTTGCAGGGACATTCCTCTCACCGAGGTATGATAATCCTGAACCGACTCCTCAGTTTCACCGGGAGGCATGGAATCTCTATGCACAGGATTTACAAGCTGCCTGTGTTGTAGCTCCTCGTGGCCATGCCAAGTCAACTGCTCTCACATTTGATTACATCCTCTGTGAGGTATTATTCAGAAGGAGTGATTATGTCCTCCTCATTGGTAGCACAGAAGATAAGGCAGCCGAGCAACTTAGCAACATTAATGAGGAACTCCATGAGAACAAAGACCTACGAGAGGAGTTCGGCATAGTAGGTTTCGAGACGGAACAAAAGACAGAGGTAATTGCCATCTGTGAGGATGGCCACCGCTTCCGTATCTTGGCAAGAGGTGCAGAGCAGAAGATTCGCGGTGCTATGTGGAAGGGTAAGCGCCCCAACCTTATTGTCTGTGATGACATGGAAGATGATGAGCAGGTGGAATCCTCCAATAGGAGGGAGAAATTCAGAAATTGGTTCTTCCGTGCAGCCAAGCAGTCCCTTAGCACAAGCGGTCGCATTCGTGTTCATGGGACCATCCTCCATGAAGATAGTCTCCTGATGCGACTCTCGAAGAACAAGGCATGGAAAACCCTCTTCTACAAAGCACACAAAGGATATGATGACTTCTCCGAGTTGTTGTGGCCCGAGAAGTGGACCGAAGCTCTGCTGCGGGAGATCCGTAGTGAGTTCGAGGGTAACGGTGACTCAACCGGCTACGCGCAAGAATACCTAAATGACCCATATGATCGTAGTGACTCCTATCTCAAGAAAGAACACTTCAAAGGAATGAATGAAGATGACAAGGAGAGAGATAAGTTGTACTATGCAGGTTGTGACTTTGCAGTTAGTAAGTTGGATCATGCGAATCGTACTTCCTTTACTGTAGGCGGTCTCGATTTAGATGGTATGACCCACATTGTTGATGAGAGGGTAGATCGGTGGGATAGTGGTGAATGGATTGCAGAAATGCTATACATTCAGAAAACCTGGAACATTGATATGTGGTTTGTGGAAGGTGGTGTCATATGGAAATCTGTGTCACCCATCTTATTCAGGGAGATGAATGGCCGTACCCGCAGTGATGACTTAAAGGAATTACTTGGAACAAATGATATCTACATGAATATCGAAGTCCTGAATCCGGTGAAGGATAAGGGCATTCGAGGCCGAGCTTTTCAAAGGAGAATGAAAGCTGGCATGGTGAAGTTTGATAAGCAGGCAAGTTGGTATGGTCCATATGAAGAAGAATTGCTGCGTTTCACTGGAGTTGCCCAGGCCAGGTTAGATGACCAATTTGACAGTACTGCTACCCTATTCCTCGGCATCGATATGTTAGGTTCGCTTGAAGAAGAGGACCTAGAGGAACCTGATGAGATTGAGGAAGAAGAACAGGTCTACTACAAACAGGTAGGACAAAGAAATACCATAACTGGCTATTAAATGAGTGTAAAAAATTTTTACAGTGAGATTACTATTCCCTAGGAACTGCCATGCTAAACCTCGAAAGTAAAGTTGAGATTACAAAGGAAACCTTTGATAGTCCTAACCTCTGTGAATTCCTCACTGACTCCGACCTGAAGGCAATCGGAGAAGCTGTCTATGACTCCTATCAGATTGATGACCAGTCGATGGAGCCATGGCGCCGCAGGATGAGTGCTGCTCTCGATCTGGCTACTCAGATACAGAAGGATAAGAATTTCCCCTGGCCGGGTTGCAGCAATATTACCTTTCCACTTATCACCATTGCAGCCCTGCAATTCCACAGCCGAGCCTACCCTGCAATCATTGACGGCCCAGATGTTGTGCAGTGCAGGGTTATTGGCCCTGATCCAGATGGTTCAAAGAGCAAGCAAGCGGAGAAGATTGGCTCCTACATGTCTTGGCAACTCATGGAGGAAGATGAGAACTGGGAAACAGACATGGATCGTACGCTTCTCATTGTTCCTATTGTCGGTACCTGCTGGAAGAAGACATACCCCAGTGGGGAGCATAACCATAATGTAAGTGAGCTTGTGCTGCCGCAAGACCTCATTATCAACTACTGGGCTAAATCAGCAAAGGATGCCTGTAAGACTCATCGGCTTGAATTTGACCGGAATAAAATTTACTCCCGCATTGTAAGTGGTATCTTCAGGGATGTACGGGAGGAAGAATGGTTCAAGGGTGATGCTCCCATCCCTGGCAATACAGCAGCACAGGAGGAGCGCAATGTTCGTATGGGATTAAATCCTCCAGCACAGGCAGATTCCCGTACTCCATTCATCCTGCTAGAGCAGCACTGCTGCCTTGATCTAGATGGCGATGGTTACGCTGAACCTTGTATCGTCACCATCGAGAAAGACACCCGTACTGTGCTGCGAATCACGTATGGTTTCTCCCGCATGGAAGATGTTATCCGCACGGAAGATAATGAGATAATTCGCATTATCCCAACCAACTACTTCACTAAGATTCCCTTCATTCCCAATCCAGATGGAAGCATCCTTGATATTGGTTTCGGTGTCCTACTTGGCCCACTTAATGAGAGTGTGAATAGTGCCATCAATCAGCTATTCGATGCAGGTACGATGGCCAACACTGCTGGTGGCTTCCTCGGCAGAGGAGCTAAGATCAGGGGTGGTGTATATAACTTCTCACCTTTTGAATGGAACCGTGTTGACTCAACTGGTGATGACTTGAGGAAGTCTGTTATACCATTGCCAGTTCGTGAACCAAGCAATGTAATGTTTCAATTGTTGTCTCTCCTGATTAACTACACCGAGAAGGTAAGTGGTGCAGTTGATGTTGCTACAGGTGGTAATCCCGGTCAAAACACTCCTAGTACAACCATGCAGGAAATGGTCACACAGGGACAAAAGGTATATGCAGCCATCTTTAAGAGGATTTGGCGAGCCCTCAAGCAAGAGTTTCGTAAGCTCTATTACTTCAATGGTCTTTATCTTCCAGAGGCAGGTATCTCCTGGGCAGGTAGCACAGAGACCATTAGTAGGGCTGACTTCCTAGGTGATGGTAGTGGTATTATTCCAGTGGCAGACCCTAATGTAATGAGTGATCAGCAGCGCTTCATGCAGGCAAATGCCCTTATGCAAATTGCTCGCGGTAATCCCCTCTACAATCAGGATAGTGTAAATATCCGTTATCTTAAGGCCCTCAAGATCCACGACATTGAAACCCTCTACTATGGCATGGAAGCCCTCATGAGTGGCAAAGCACCACCACCCCGTCCAACAGAAAAGGTACAGGTGGAAATGCTCAAGGCCCAAGTACAAATGCAGCAGTTGCAATGGAAGAAATTGCAATACATGAGTTCACTACTTGAACAGAGGAGACTTAATGAGGCGAAGATTATCCAATTGTATGCACAGGCAGCATTGGCAGAAGAACAAGCAGGTGGTGTGAAGTCTGCAAATGATATTGCAGCTTTCCAGGCAAAGGTAGATGCCCTTAAACTACTTCAAGATGGCATCAATAATCAACTGAGTACATTAGGAGACGAAGGTAATGAGCAAAACGCAGGAGGAACTCAGCAAGGTGCAGGAGGAAATGTTCAAGGAATGGAAGTCCCACCCGGTTACGGATCTGCTCCTCCGATGGGCCAATGAGAAAAAGGAAACTCTCAAGGAGCAATGGGCAAGTGGTGGTTTTATGGGGCCATCCTTTGATGAGTGTGTTGTTAGGAATGCAGCAGCACAGGGTGCCATCAGCATCCTAGATGATCTACTCAATATCAGTTATGAGGAATTCAATAATGATTAATGATAGTGGTCTTATACCAAAGGGCAGGGCAGTTCTCATTAAACCCTATGAACCTGACAGGGGTAATGGCATCATTGCCATCCCCGATTCGGTGAAGGTAAACATGCAGGTAATCGAACAGCGCGCCATTGTAGTTGCCACCGGCTCGGCTTGCTGGAAGGATGAAGATGAACCCCGTGCCATACCTGGCGATCATGTCCTTGTAAGTGCCTATGCTGGCTATATGGCAAAAGGTCCAAAAGACAATGAGCAATATAGGTTTGTAAATGACAAAGATATTTTTGCAGTAATTACAGGAGAGAACAATGAGTGACGAAATTGAAAATGGTCAGGACGATACCAACCAAATTGATGAGGCCCTCGAAGCAGAAGCTAGGGAAATGGGTTGGGTTCCAGAAGATGAATTTCATGGCAATAAGGAAAAGTGGACTCCTGCAGCCGAGTGGGTTGAGCGTGGTAAGAATATCCTACCAATCCTCCAAGCCAACAATAAGCGCCTCAAGAAAGACCTCTTGACACGGGACGAAAAGATTGCTAATCTTGAACGTGCAATCTCCGACAGTCAAAAAGCCGTTGCTGCACTGCAAAAATCCTATGAAGAAAGGACCAAGCAGGAAGTAGATAAGGCAAAAAGGGAACTGCGAGAGCAAATTAAGCTAGCCAGGGAAGTAGGTGATACCGACACTGAGCTAGACCTTCAGGATAGGCTGGATGACCTCAAGCAATCTGAGGCCACTGCGAAGAAAGACCAGGAAGCACAGTCCAATCAGAATGAGAATGATTGGCGCAAACAGTATCCAGAACTAGCCAAGTGGCAGACTGAAAATCCCTGGTATGGTGACCTAACTGACCCGGATAACCGGAAGCGTACTCGTACCATTAATCGCATCATGGAAGATATGCGTGATGATGGTGATACTACGAGTGGTACGGAATTCCTCAATAAGGCCCTCTCAGTTCTAGAGGAACGAGAGGAAGGTTCAGGAAGTAAGAAGGCAACTTCAACCAAGCCAGTAAACAGGGTTGAAGGTACAAGTTCCGGTCGATCTGCTCGTGGTGGTCGCCTTTTCGATCGGCTCTCAAAGGAAGCAAAGGCGATTGCTGCCGAGCAGGCTGAAGATTTTGTTGGCCCTGGTAAGATGTTCAAGACCAAGGCCGAATGGGAAGATTACTTTGCTGAACAGGTTGGAGAAGAATAATGGCTGAGAAGAATAACCCCGCGAATGAAAAAAAGTCAGAGGGTCTCTCTCTGCCTAAGGGATATCGTCCCATGTCAGTTGGTCAGCGCCGGCTGGAGGTGCCACCGATTGATGGCTACCATCTGCACTGGTTCCGAGGCACCGCAAGTAACCTTGCCCGTGCCCATCAGGCAGGTTATACCTTTGTCGATAAGGATGAAGTCTCCCTCAATGACTTCGATATCGCAGGGGATGGTGACGGTGATAAGGGTACTGATTTAGGTACAAGGGTTTCAGTAATTAGCGGTGATGATGTTAGCGATAGCAATGGTCAGGCAGGTCGTCTCTATCTCATGAAGTGCAGGCAAGAACTATATGAGCATGCCCAAGGGCTGCTAGGAAAGCAGGTTGATCTAACTGCCGAAGCTCTAAGGGGTGGTAATATTGGTCGAGGTCAGAACGGCGAAGGTCGTGGTGATTCTGCCAATCGTTACCTCAAGGAGATGAAGGCACCTCTCTTGACTCGTAAAAATTGATAGGATAATAAAATGGCCAATGCAAATCGTCCCTCTGGCCTGTCCCCCGTAAAGCATCTTAACGGATCGCCTTTCAACGGTCAGGCCAACGTCTATCAGATTGCTGCTGCTGACACTCATGGTTATGCCATCGGTGACCCAGTTGTCAGTAGTGGTAGTGGTGATGCCAATGGTGTTCCCGGTATTACCCTCGCTGCTGCAACTGGTGCCATTCGTGGTGTAATCGTCGGTCTCGGTACTAGTGAGTCTGGCATCTTCAACCCCAATAACCTGAATCAGACCATTCGACCTGCCGCAGCACAGACGCAGGATTGGTATGCCATGGTCGTTGACTCTCCTGATGTTATCTATGAAGTGCAGGAAGTCAGTGGCGGTACGCAGCTTGCTGCGACGGATATTGGTACCAATACCAATCTGCTGGTTGGTACGAATAATGGCTTCCAGTCTGGTTGGCTACTTGACAATGCCACGAAGGGTACCACCGCAACGATTCAGTGCCGCATTTTGGGCCTGGCTCGTCGTAGTGATAACACCTTCGGTGCGTATGCCAAGTGGCTTGTCCTCATCAACAATCACGAACTGCATGCTGGTACCAGCGGCGTCTAATTAGGAGAATAGAATATGGCAGGCGTAATCAACACTGGTACCCATCCGAAACTCCTCTGGCCTGGCATCCATGCCACCTGGGGACAGCTCTATACCTCTCATCCCAAGGAATATGAGGATCTCTACGAGATTGAGAGCAGCAAAAAGGCCTATGAGCAGGATGTTCAGGTCACTGGTTTCGGTCTCGCAACTGTGAAGGGGCAAGGTGCTCCCGTGCAGTATGATAGTGAGGAGCAGGGTTTCGTAACCACCTACACCCACGTGGCATATGCTCTTGGTTACATTGTGACGTATGAGGAATTGCAGGATAACCTGTATAAGGAAGTTGCCTCTCGTCGTGCCAAGGCTAATGCCTTCTCAATCAATCAGACCGTTGAAACGGTTGCTGCTCTGCCGTATAATGATGCCTTCACGGGCAACTACTATACCACGGCAGATGGTCAGCCCCTCATCAGCACGGCTCATGTGCAGGTGAGTGGTGGTACCTTTAGCAACCGGCTGAGCCCTGATGCTGACCTGAGCGAAGCTGCTCTGGAAGATATCAACATCCAGATCATGCAGATGACGATGGATCGTGGCCTTAAGATCGCTGCTATGGGTCAGTCGCTTCACATTGCTCCCAGTGAATTCTACAATGCCAATCGCATCATGAAGTCGGTGTTGCAGAATGATACGGCGAACAATGCCATCAATGCCCTGAAGGCGACTAATGCCTTCCCGCGGGGTATTAAGCTCAACCATTACTTCACGAGTCCGCAGGCGTGGTTTGTCCGTACTAATGTACCGAATGGCATGACCTTTTTCTGGCGCAATAAGCCCGAGCTGGAACAGGACAATGACTTCGATACTAAGAATGCCAAGGCAGCTTGCTACATGCGTTTCTCCCTTGGTAATACTGATCCCCGCGGTATTTACGGCAGCAATGGTCCGTAATAGGAGACTGTGATGGCCACTAAAAAGGGTGGTATTAAGACAAGTGGTACCTTTCATGGTAAGAGTAATAAGCTGGGTCATGGGGGCAGGGCTGCTCAGTTGAAGGCAAAAGGAGTTCCTGGTGGTGTCATTGGCGAACTTGCCCGCCGAGCGCACGCAGCCCCAGGACAGAAGAACTACCATGGGAAGCGTGGTAAGAAGTAATAATAAAATGAGTGTACAAATTTTGTACACTGGGTGTAACGTCTCCTCCATTCAAGGATGAATGGAGAGGGACGCCTCAATTGGCGTTACTACCGGAGAAATAAAATGGCTGCTCCTACTCGTTTCCTTTCTGGTTTCACTCAGGCTGCATCGTTTCAGCCCCTCGGCAATCTTGGCATTCCTGATCCCTTTTTCTATGCCGAGTATGTAGATGATTTCCTTCACTATAATACTGGTGACTATACGGTTACTGCCAGTGGTGGTAGCGTAGCTGCTACGGCTGCAAGTGGGACTGGTGGCCGTATCCTCTTCACCACCGGCGCATCTGCTGGTAATTTCGCAGAGATTCAGCTTAGCGCCGCTGGATTTGGCTATGTAGCAGGCAAGAAACTTGCCTACTTGGCTCGCCTACAGGTTGCCGCTGCTACTACTAGTTCCTTCATCGCCGGCCTAACCGAGACCAATGCAACTCCCTTTACAAGCGTTGCAAATGGTTTCTACTTCTACAAGGCAGCTGGTTCCACCACCATCCAGTTCCTCATCCGTTCTGGCAGTGCGACCATTGGCAGCATTGCTAATGTAGGTACTATTGCCGCAAATACGGATATTGACTTGGGTTACTACATTGACCGTAGTGGTAATTTCAAGCTCTTTGTTGGGGCGAATCTTGAAGGTGTAAAGAGGCAGAATACTGCCATTCTTGGCCCTGATTATGGGGTGCTTGCTAGTGCATTGACTGCTGCTATGCCTACTGCTCAACTTAATCCAATTCTTGCCCTGAGCAATGGCAGCACTGCTGCTGCAACTACAATGGTAAGTGACTTCCAGTTTGCTGCTCAGGAGCGCTAATATGTCCTCCTACAACATTCAGAAGGTCATTGATGGCTACCGTAATGCGGTATTTCGTATTGCAGGTGAGGTTGATTCGGCGGGAGATATTCCCGCCACAACCTTTGTTGATATTACCACTCTTTCACCAAGGCCAACATCTGTTCGCATTGAGAGGTTGAAGTGGTCCGTCGTACCAGGCAGTATGATGGATGTTGCAATCTGGTGGCAGGCAACCAGCAATGAGTTGATCTGGGCTGCTGGTGGTGGTGATGATGCTGATTTTAGTCAGTTTGGTGGTATTACCAACAATGCCCCAGCTGGCTTCACTGGCAACATCCTCTTTAGTACCACTGGCTATGGTGCAACTGGTCCGACTAATCCAATCGGCTTTGCAATGATTATTGAACTAGTGAAGCAGCGCGTTGATTTTGAGAGGTAATCATGGCAACCAGTGTTTCCAACAATGCGTATGGAATCATTGCAGATGCCATGACGGATGCAGGTCTGTTGCAGAAGGGGAGTAATCCAGACAGCACAGACCTTGCAACCAATATGCGTCGCCTCAATGATATCATTAATCTGTGGCAAACACAGGGGCTTAAGTTATTCCTACAAGAAGAAATTAGCGTACCATTGGTAATAGGTCAAACTCAATATGTGCTGGGTCCTAGTGGCCCAGCCGTTACTATGGCACGGCCGCCGAGGATTCTGCAAGGTTTCATTGTAACTGCTGGCAGTAAGGTGCGCCGTCCTCTTGTGAATATCAGTAGGGATGAGTGGGAACGCCTCAGTCAGATTAGTGGCAACAATGGGCAGATCAATAGTTTCATGGTGGATAAGCAAGCTGTGCAGACTAATCTCAACCTGTGGCCAGCTCCAGATAGCACTGAGGTATTGAACACTGCAACCTTCCTAATGCAAATTCAAGCGCCAAACCCAGTTGCCCTAACCGATCAGGTTGGCTTCCCACAAGAGTGGAGAATTGCTCTTCGATGGGGTCTTGCCGATGATATCTGCACTGGGCAGCCGCAGGCAATTATGGATCGCTGCACAATGAATGCTAAGCGCTATCGGGATGCCCTTGAGGACTGGGATGTTGAAGATGCACCAACCTTCTTCAATGTCGATAGTAGGATGTATCAAGGGAATGGGAGGTTCCGCTAATGCCACAGGCACGTAGCGCAATGCTTCCGCAGCGCATTCCCCTTATCATCAGTCCTGAGAACCGTAACACCAGCACAGCTAAAGATAGCAAGCTGGTGAATTGCTATGTGGAGATTGATCACGATCGGCAATTTAATCTCTTTCGTAGACCAGGTATGAAGCAGTGGGGAGTTCCTCCTGGGACTACTGCTGCGGGAATGGGAACCTATTGGTGGAATGGAAATGTCTATTCAATTTTTGCAGGTATCCTTTATAAGAATCTTGCGCAAGTTGCGACTGGTTTGGATACCTCTGGCGGTGTATATTCTTTCAATAGTATCATGGGCAGTGACCCTAAGTTGGTGATGCAAAATGGTAATGCTGCTTATGGTTATGATGATACGGCCCTTTTGAGTGCAGCACTGCATTCTATTGATGCAAATTATCCGCAGTATACCACAAAAGGTATTGCGTATCTCGACGGTTATACCTTCGTCTTGCAGCACTTCTTTGGAACTGCTATTACTCCCGCAGTGATCTGGGGATCAGTTAGCAATAGTGTTACGGTTAATGGTAATTGGGATCCTCTGGATTTCATCACTGCCCAGACTAGTCCGGATAGCGGTGTTTATCTAGCCAAGCAACTTGTCTACGTTGTTTGTTTGAAGGAGTGGAGTACGGAGTTTTTCTATGATGTGGGTAATGCCACAGGTAGTCCTCTTGCACCGGCACTTAATTTGAGGTTGCCTTATGGTTGTGCTTCCCAGGATAGTGTGCAGACAATTGCGGATACACTCTTTTGGGTGAGTAATAACAGGGAAGCAAGCAACCAAGTAGTGATGGTTGAAAAGGCACAGTTGTCGGTAATTAGCACACCGGAGATTGACCGTCTATTACGAGATGCGGATCTCTCACTTGTCTACTCTTGGCACATTAAAATTGATGGCCATTCATTTTACGTGCTGACCATTAAGAATAATAACCTGACAATTGCCTATGATGTGAATCAGAATCGCTGGGAACAGTGGACTGATGTGAATGGTAATTACATGCCAATTGTGTGCAGTACAAGGAATGCGGCAGGTCAGACCATCTTGCAGCATGAGACTAATGGTGGCCTCTACTATGCCAGTACAGATTATGCGGATGATAATGGGGCACTCATCCCTATTACTATTGTAACACCGCGGTGGGATGCAGGTACAAGTAGGAAGAAGCAAGCCTCGATGCTTAACTTTGTTGGTGATATTGTTCCTGGTAGTCTCATGTCCGTTCAGGTTTCTGATGATGATTATCAAAGTTGGAGTCAGCCAAGGATGGTTGATCTTGGGCAGCAGTTTCCCAATCTAACTCACTGTGGCACATTTCGCCGACGCGCATGGAAACTCCAAGTTAATAATAATCTCCCCTGGCGATTGAATGCAATGGAATTGCAATTTGATCTTGGTACCCTCTAATGACCCAGACCGTAGATCAGAATCTCCCACCTGTTCCGAGCGCCCAACAGGCAACGGATCATCAAGGAATGATGACGCAGCCACTTCAACAATGGCTAGTTAATCTGGCCGGGAAGGTTAATCAAATCAATTCAGTGTTGGTAGCTATTAGTGGTTCAGGATCTACTCTTGCAGCATTTAATACACTCTCACCACTTACTACCAATGGAGACCTTCTCACATATAGTGGTGGTAATAATGTAAGATTGCCAATTGGCACCAATGGCCAGATATTAAGTATTGTGAGTGGCTTGCCTGCTTGGGTTAATGCATCTGCTGGTAGTAGCCCACTCACTACGAAGGGTGATATCTATGTCTACAGCACACTTAATACTCGGCTGCCTGTAGGTACTGATAGCTATGTCCTTACTGCGGATAGCACTCAAGCTACTGGTTTATCTTGGAAACCTGCTGGAACCCCCACACTACCCATAACTACGAAGGGTGATCTTCTTGGTTATGATACTGCTGCGAATCGTGTTCCTATTGGAACTAATGGCTATGTATTAACTGCGGACAGCACACAGGCACTTGGTCTGAAATGGGCAGCCCTACCTGCTACTAGCCCTCTGACTACAAAAGGTGACTTATATGGCTATTCAACCACTAATACACGAGTTCCTGTAGGTACAAATGGGCAAATCTTAACTTCAGATAGCACAAATACAAATGGAGTGTCCTGGCAAACTCTTGGAGCTATTCCATTTCCTACTCCAGTAGTTCCTCTTAGTACCTCATTTACTAAGCTGGAAGCAACTCCGGCGATGACAGTATATGATAGGGCAGGAAGAATGGTAGTAGAGATTCCATCTGCTGCAACAAGACCGCATTGTTTGCTCCAAACACTCCCATCACCTCCATATACGATTGATATTGGAGGGAGAATTCTAGGAACATTGGCAACCAACACAGATGCTTGGTCTTTCAGCCTTAGTCTTTCAAATGGTACAGGTATTCAAACATTGGCTATTGCTGCATTTGGTACAAAACTTGCGTGGTCTATTGATAATTGGACTAGTACCACTGCATATTCTGGAAATGTCGCTGTTGAGAATATGGAAGTGTTTCCATATCCAATCTTTTTGCGCCTTACCTGTGATGGAACTACGAATAAGTTTTATTTTTCATTCAATGGTTTGGATTTTGTTTTGTTTTATTCATATGCATATACAACTTTCCTGACGCCTACTTCTGGTGGTATTGGAGTTTATAATAATTCTGCAAGAGGAGAAACTGCTGTTGCAGAGGTATTTAAGTTTCTGATTACTAACTCAGTGTTGGGAGATGCACCATAATGAACCCATCTTGGCATGATATTGTACTCATAGCAGGGGCCATCATTACGATACTTCTTGGTATTATAGTTGCAATGATTGGGGCATATACGAAGGGACTATCGAATAGGGTAGATAGTTTGGAGAAACGACACACTACTTTGAATAACTTGGTATTATCTCAATATCATAACAAGGAAGATATTAGAGAGCTTCTAGGGGATATTAAGGGAAAGATTGACGCATTGCATAATAGGTTTGATCTGATTTTACTTCAACATAAGGAATCGTAATGTGGAAATCTTACCTGATGAGATAAAAGAATACAAGGATGTTGGAGAGAGACTTATCTCTGCCCTCGATAGATATTCAACTGCCAATGGAAATATGTCTAACATAGCAGAGGTGAAGATTAATGCAGGTGGGCTTGGTGTACTACTAGTAACCGGCTTTGCTGCATTCATGTGTGGCCTTTGTCTTGCAATGATGTTTATTGTATTTAGGCAAGAAAAGAAAATTGATAACATGCAAGATTATTTGAATGTTATCTACCAATATGCACCGCAACTAAAACCTGGAGATAGTCATGTCAGTGATAATCATCATAAGTCCACCGAAAAATCCCACAGCTAGTAAGGTTTTCTCTCTTGGAAAAACTACTGGTGAAATGTTTGGGAATATTCTTAATAAGTTGAGTACGAAACTTAACTTGCCGGTGCAGGCCAATGACAGCACTAAGAAATAGGAATATTCCAACTCAGGAGGAAATTTACCGCTTGCAGGATTTTCTCGGTAACTTTCCTTCTGTGGACATGCCCGTGAAGCATCACTTTAGTGAAGGTACATACACTAGAGAGATATTTATGCCAAAGGGCAGCACGGTAATTGGAAAGGAACATGCTACTCGGCATACGAATATTGTTGTGAAGGGAATCTGTACTGTTTGGACTGTTCATGGTAAGCATGTGTATGATGCAAGCACTAGGCCAATCTCATTTGAAAGTATGGCCGGCGTGAAGAAGGTCCTACACATGCATACTGATGTAATCTGGATGACAGTGCATCCCAATCCAACAAATGAAAGAGATCAGGAAGTTCTGGAAAGAATGTTTATTAGGCCAGTGGAACAACTCCCACTGTTTCCTGAACTGGATATGGAACTCCTAGTTAAGGATATTTTATCTCTGGAGAATTTGTCATGACTTGGGGTGCTATTGGTGCAGCTGGTGTTACTCTCGTTGGCGGCATGCTGATGGGAGGTGGTGGGGGAGGAGGTGGAGGTGGTGGTGGAAGTAGCAACCCAGCTACTTATGATCCATATGCACCCTATCGAGGTGCTGCTGCGCAGAAGTTAAATAACCTGATGAGTAATCCTAATAGCTTGCAGCAGTTGCCAGAATATCAGGCAGACTTGCAGGCAGCTAGTAGGACAATGGCAGCGCAGGGTTATACTGGTAGCGGCAATGCCCTAGTTGCTGCGGCGAATGCAGGTGGGCAGGCCTATCAGCAGGCATTTAGTAATCTTGCCATGTTGAGTGGGGCCACTCAATCTCCTGCGTATGGTGCGGGTATGGCAACCAATCAGGCTAACTACCAACAGCAGCAGCAGAATCAGATGTGGGGACAGATTGGTAATATGGTTGGAACTGGTATTAATGCGTTTAATAATGGTAATACAGGTAATCTGCCTCCTATTGATACCGGTACATATTCGCCAGTTATCTCAAGTGGTGGTTTCCAGCCAGATATTAATACAAGTGGTATTACTTCCATCGGCCCTGCTGCATCATTTTAAGAGGATAGTGTTATGAATCTCGATGCCGGCCTCATGGCGCTTGCTAACTTTGGAACTGGCTATCAGCAGGGGCAAAGGAATGCCGTAAGCGATCAGATGAATAAGATTAGTCTTGCTAATGCCCTTCAGCAGCAGCAGGAGAATCAGAGGAATATGGACCTACAACGGCTTGAATCGGATCATATGATTAAGTCGTTTCTGCCTAAGATTGCCGGGCCAGCACAGCCTGGGCAGCCTAGCAATGGGAGTACACAGCCTCAGAATAATCAAATGCCGGGGCAGGATACTGGACCTAAGTTTGGTACACCTGAATGGTTCATGCAGCAAGGTCAGTATGCTGCCAGTATTGGTGATATGCCTCATGCAATAGAGATGGCAACTAATGGAATCAATGCCACCCTTGCACAGTATACACAGGCGCAGAAAGCCTCTGCGATTCAATCTGCTGAATTGAAGAGGCAAACGGAGTCATATCAAAATGTTGCCAATATTCTCGGAGACCCAAATATTAATAATGCTCCCAATCCTGCGCAAGAGTTTCATAGGAGACTGCTGGCAGTCCTTAGTGATCCTAATGTCTCGCCGGAGGAAAAGAGGAATTTGCAAGGTTTGCAATACTCTCCACAGGTTGTGGGTAATATTGCACAGATGGGTATGACTGCCTCACAGAAGGCAAGTCAGCAGTTGAGGCAGTTGCAACTCCAACAGCAACAGCAGCATGATCAGGCGATGGAAAATATCTCTCGCCAGAAGGTGCTTGCCGCCACTGCACACTGGGCTGCTCAGGAGCATGATAAGGCAACGGCTGCGAAAATTGGTAAAGGTGGGCAGGCCATCACCAGCAATGAACATATGATGGCTGTTCCTGTTGTGCAGCAGGTTATGGGGCCGTCTTTCAAAGAAGGTGATCCTGATACTGAACTTGCCATCAATACAATTGCCAGTCGTGCGAAGCAGATGGTTAATACACCTGGGAGTAATCTTTCCTATAGCCAAGCATTGCAAATTGCTGCACAGGCCGCTAAGCAGAAAGGGGAATTTAAAACTGTTGTCATAGATCCTGGTCATGATGTTCTTGGTTATCATTTTGGGGAAAAGACTGGAACCAAATTTGAACAATCTGAAGGTACGCAGGATAATCCCATTCCTCTTGAAGGAATTACAAAGGGTGACCTTGTTCCCGGTAAGTGGTATATTAAAGATGGTAAGGTAGAACAGTATAATCCTGGTCAGTAATAAACTGAGTGTAAAAAATTTTTACACTCCATTGTGAGGTTTGTATGGATTCTATCTTTGATAATATTGGTGGTAATGCCCCTGCTCCGGCGCAGCCCAATGGTCAGAAGGCCAGCATCTTTGATGATATGCCAGAAGGGACTACTAGGAAGGCCACAGTAAAAGTTGATAATACTGTTGGTACTCCGGATAGTCCTCTTAAAATGGCTGGGTTGGCTACCTTACAAGGATTGAAAACTTCTATTTTTGATCCTCTCATGAGGACAGAAGGACAAGTCGCGGATTACCTGTTGCACCCAGAAGATAGGCAAACCAAGGAGGGTGGTATTGTAACACCGCAGCAGAAGGCGGCAGCTAAGCTGCTAGGTGCTAGTGTGGGTAATAAGTGGGGACCAATCCTCTCTGCATCACAGGAGCAATTGGATAAACATCAAGGAGTTATTGATTCTTTCCTTGGACTCAATCAGAAGCAGCAGCAAAAAAGGGATGCTGCCATTGCTGCGGGTAAGACTTGGCAAGGTCCTATTGAGGGATTGTTGCAACATAGTGCGTTGAGGGATCTTTTTACCTCGGAGTATAATCCTAATAAATCTAATACCCTCCTGTATGATCGTGTTAATCAGGTGGTAAAGTTGCAGAATATTATTGCTAACAGGAGCAAGTATTCTCCTGCAACAGTAAAAGCTGCTCAGAAGATTATCTCGCAGTTGCAACAAGATAGCAAGAAGTCACTTTGGGAAAAGACCAAGAGTGGCCTTAAGCAGATGGTAGAAAATCCAGAAGCAACTGCTAGTGGATTGCAAGCTGATCCTGAGTTGTTTGCTGCGCCAGAATTTTCTTTTGGTGAGGGTGCAGTTGGTGAAAAACTTGGGGCTGCTGTAGAGGGTGCTACGCAGGCAAGCAGGTATGCTAAAATGGCAGAAACTATTGCAGCAGCGGCGAAGGAATCTCCCGATGTTGCACAAGCTGCAAGTGAGCAGGCTGCTGCGCATGGAGAGCAAGCAGCTAAGCTGACTAAGGAAGCATCTGCGCTTGCAAAGAAAAGGGCACTACTTCGAGTTGGTAGTTCTGCTCTTTCTGGTGCTGGTATTAATGCTGGCATTAGTGCAGAGCAGCAGAAAGCAACACAAGGATATGTACAGAAAGGTTCACTTGGTCCAGCAGCAGCAACGGGTGCCCTTCTTGGTGGCGGTCTATCTGCATTGGGTAAGTGGACTCCTCGTAAGGAATTTGAGGAACATATTAAAAATAGTGGTAATCGGACTGCGGAGAATAATAATCCAACTCAAGATACTCAAGGTAATCCCACTACACAGAATGAGGGTAACCCTCCTGGTGAGCCATTATCTCCACAGACTCCTGTAAATGATAAGGGTAAAGTCTCTTACACTGGCGGTGTGGATGTTAAGAATAGGGTAATTCATGTTGCCAGTAATCTGCCTGATTCAATGCCCTTTACTGATCGAGCGGGTAATAAGGTCAATATCCCAGTAAAGAAAACTATCGCATATCATGAGAGTGTTGAGAAACCTCTTATGGATTTGAGTGAGCCTATGTCACCTGAGGCAATTGCTCGGATGCAGGAGAGGATTACTGGGCAAGGGAAATTGACTCCAGCTGTATTGGCAAAAATGCAAAAGGGTGAACCCCTGACATATCCCGAAGCTCATGAAATTGCAACATGGGCTGAGAACAATATGGTTGAGGAGTTGTATAATGTGGACTCGAAGGTCTATCAGAAGGCCTTGAAGCCGCATATTAAGACAGCTGGAGTGGAGGCTGAAAAGGCGCCAGCTAGTGAGACTCCTAGTCAAATTGATACCAAGCCTTATGATGACATGGGTCATCCTGAGAATGTCAAGGGGCAAGGTGCTAGATTGGCAGAAAGTGTCAATGAGGATAGTCCGGCCAGCAAAGGTGTTCAGTTGGTTAGCAAATATGGCCCAGGCGCTGCAACTGCCGGTGCCGTTGGCGCTGCTGCTGGATCATATCTTTCTGATAAGGGTAAGAAAGAAAAGGGTGCCCTTGGGGGCGCTCTCGCAATGTTCCTTGGCCGTCTTGCAAATACGCATGATATGAATTTGGAAACAATTGCGGAGGGAATGAAAAATGTCGGTAAGTCTGCTGATGAGATTCATGCCAAGACCGGCATGGTTCAGACTGCGGATGGTAAGTGGGCACATGAGATTTCAGATGATCTGGCTAGGATTCCCATTGCTAATCAGGCAGACTTGGATCATACTGAGGTAACTGGGAAGGCCATTCCTCTCATGGATGTATTACAGCATCATGAGTTGGAAGATGCATATGGACATGTGCTGGAGAAGATTAAGATTAGGCAAAAGGATATGCCTGATAATGAGGGTGGGTATTATGATCCTGCTACTAAGACCATCACTATAAATAGGCCAGATAATCTTAAAAAGTATGGTCTTGCTAGGCATACTCAACTACCCGTACTGTTGCATGAGATTCAGCATGGTGTGCAGCATGCGGAAGGATGGCCTACGGGAGATTCTCCTGAGGCACATGAGGCAGAAATACTGCGAGTTAAGGCACAACTTGAGGATCAGATTCCTGCATATCAGAAGGTTATTGATGCCCTGAGGAAGCAGGGAAAAACTCAGAAGGCTAAGTTGTATCAGGATAAGTTGAATGAGATTAAGGATAAGATTGATCGGACATATAATCCTTGGGCAGTACAGAAGGAAGCTTATAGGAGATATCAGGCTAGTGCAGGTGAGCAACAGGCTAACTTAACTCAGCAGAGGAGTAAGTTGCTACCAGAGCAGAGAACTGCTCCTGGAAAACAAATGACTATACCACTTGAACAGCAGCGGGTATCTTATAATAGGTCATCTTTCTCGAAGCAGGTGCCCAGTGAGCAGGAAGGTAATGTAACCTTCGACCAAGCAAAGAGACTTGCCCTACTTGCAGGAGGTGGTCTTGCGGGATATGCAATGGCCAGCGATCAGCATAAGTTGGCAGGTGCTATTAAGGGCAGCTTGGCTGGCCTGATTTTTGGCAATGTAACATGGCGTGGTACACAGAATCTCATCAAGGCCGTTCGTGCTGCGGATACCGACCCTCGTGCATCTGCCGTATTGAATAAATTAGAATCAAATAGTCAAATTGATAAGCGACACTTCTATGCAACTACAAATGCCATTCGTACTGCCATACCTGATGAGACTAGGCAAACTGCTATTTCTCATTGGTTGGAAGGTGATCGAAGTGTTACCCTTTCACAAGAAGAAAAGAAAGCTGCCCTTAGTGCAAGACTTGAATTTGATAATCTTCTAAGACAGGCGCAGCAGGTTGGAATTATTGATAAGGGTCTGGATAATTACGTAACGCATGTATATTCAAAGGATCCTGTTACGCAGGCATTGTTGGAGCAGTACCGTGCTAGTAATGTTAAGCAGACTAGCAAATATGGACTACAGAGAAAAGGTCCTCCTACTCTCAAGGCCGCCCTCGCAGCAGGAATGAAAGTTACAACAAATATTCCTGATATTTTAGACCATTATGGAGAAGATTTAATTAGTGCCATTCATGGTAAGATTGCCATTGATGCCCTGAAAAAGATGCAGGATGGGGCAGGGAATCCCCTAGTGGTTAGTGCTACTAGGGCGCCTGGTAACTATGTTACTAATGACCATCCTGCCCTGCGTGGCCTCAAGATTCATCCCGCCATTGCAGCGGAAATGTCTCATATCTTTGATGTGTATAGGCCGGGTATTGTGGCAGGTAGTTATGATGCTCTGAACAATGCAGTGCGCCGAGTTAAGCTATCATTCTCTTTGTTCCATGCAAAGAACCTTGCCGATGTGGCAATGGGTATGAAGGGCAACCCTCTCGCGAATATTGCTGACGTTGGTAAGAGTGCAGTTGGTAAGAGTGCTGCTCATCAGATGATTGCTCATCCCGTTCCTGGTGATGCGATAGATCAAATGATTAAGGGTGGTGCTGTTGGTGAATTTAGTAATAAACCTTCGGGAAATATGGATGAAGGTAGGCCAATGGAAGCCACTCTTAATGCAATTGGGGATAGTCTCGATAAAACAATTCCTGGTGGGAAGCATCTTGTGGAGCCGATTAAGTGGCTGGATAAGGCCACACAGAAACTCTTGTGGAAGAATGTTTGGACCGGTCTGAAGGCAACTGCTATTGAGACAAAGTTTAATACCTTGAAACAGAACTGGGCAAATGAGGTTGCCCGGAACCCACAGGCAAAGATGCCTAGCGATGATGAACTCTGGTCTACTGCATCGTCTTTTGGTAATAATACATTTGGTGGTTTGAACTGGCGTAGGATTGCCAATGAGGTGAAGAATAAGTATCTGCGGCAGTTGACCATGAGTGCATTTGCGCCTGCTGGGAGGAGGAAAATGGGAGTGATGATGCTCGCCCCTGATTTCACTGCTGCCACAATGAGGCATATCATTAAGATGTATGGAGAAGGGACTGGCGTGAAGGGATTGTTTACACCAAGGACACTTGCTGACCTGCATAGGCAGTGGTTCATTAAGAGTGCCCTTTATTATATGATTGTGGGGAATGCCATTAACGTCGCATTGAGTGGGCATTATATGTGGGATAATAAAGACCCTCTCATGATTGATATGGGTGATGGTAGGAAGATGCAGTGGTCGAAGGTTCTCACGGATCCATTTAGGATTGCTGCGCATCCTGGGCAGGAAGCAGTTAATAAGTTGAATCCCTTGATTCAGGAGGCAGCAGATCAGGCCCTCAATGTGCAGTATCTTTCCTCGAGTGGTCATGCGCCGAGGATGGAAGGTATGCCTGCTCACCTAGCCCATGCAGCACAGTTGTTTGATCCCATTCAGAGTAGTCAAATTGGCCAGTCTGGTTGGTCGTCTCTTATCTATGGTACTGCTGGTACGCCGGTTTATGGTGAAACTGATAAAATGCGTGAGCAGAGGAAAGAGGAAGGGATTAAAAAGAGGCAAGAGGAACGAAGGAATCATCCTCGTCGTACTGGTTGGAAAACTCACTACTAAGAGAGAATGATATGGGCAGCGCAGATTACCTACTTCTTGGTGATTGGAATGTTCAATGTTACCAGTGTGGACGTAAGGTGAAGGCAAGTAAGACGGTGAGGAATTGGCAAGGATACCGCGTTCACCCTGAACATAATGAACCTCGGCAGCCGCAAGACTTTGTGAGGGGTATACCGGATAATCAGATTCCACCGTGGGTGCAACCGTGGCCAGGTGTTATTTATACCTACAATCTTGTTGCGATTGGCATTGGTGATGACACCACAACGCAGTTTCAATTAGGGGATGGGTTATACTCAACCACAGTTACGGCAGTGGAGGTTGCAGGCAGCCCAGTTACTTGGACTGATAATGGGACTGGCCTCATCACTATTGTGGCGCCAGCAAAAGGGCAAGTAGTTACCGCAAGCGGAACGGAGACGATGGCATGAATGGTATTGATATTGGTATTGGTCTTATTAAAAAGTGGGAAGGTTGCTCACTTACCGCATATCAGCCTTTGCATGGAGATAGATGGACAATTGGGTATGGCGCAACTGGTCCAGGTATTGTGGAAGGAACTACATGGACTCAGCAGCAAGCAGAGGATGATTTGAGTAGGAAGGTTAATGACCTTGCAGGGCATATCCATAATGCTACTTGTGTTCCACTTACAAGTAATCAATTAGGTGCATTGATTTCATTTTCGTATAATTTGGGCTTTGGCGCATTACTTGGTTCTCACCTTCTTGCCTATTTGAATATGGGAAAATATGAAGAGGCAGCAGATCAGTTTCCATTGTGGGTTCACTTTCAAGGGATGGTAATTCCAGGACTTGTCAATCGTAGAGAAGATGAACGTACCGTGTTTCTTACTCCCGATCAATGAGGATACAATCATGAGTTTCACTGGCATTGGTGAAGTTGCTAATCTTGCGACTAGTATTGTTAATAAGATCTGGCCTGATAAAAGTCAACAGGAGAAGGATGCGCTAGCCTTTCAGATGCAGCAGATGGTACTTCAATCTGACCTGCTGAAGGGACAGATGGCAATAGATCAGGCAGAGGCAAGTAATAAAAGTATCTTTGTAGCAGGTTGGAGACCTGGGATTGGTTGGGCATGCGGTGCAGCGTTTGCATGGACTTATGTACTGGAACCACTTGCATCATTTACCCTTAGTGCAATTGGTCATCCAGTGAAGTTGCCGGCATTGGATATCTCTGGTATGATGCCGGTTTTACTGGGGATGTTAGGTCTCGGTGGTATGCGTTCACTTGAGAAGGTAAAGGGATTAAATCCCGGTAATTAAAAGTAATAGATAAAAGAAAGCCCCCAATTAAGGGGGCTTTTTATCTGGAGTGTAAAAAATTTGTACACTCATTCTTCTTTATTCCCAATCCACTCATACGTCTTGTCTTGGGCATTTGGAAGCAACTTGACTTTTACAACACCTGCCTGTCTTAATGTTTCCTCAATTGAAGTCATGGTAACTGCATCCACATCACGGTAGAAACGGCGCAACACCATTGTTCTTGTGGTGATTCCTACCTTCTCAATATAGCTGCGAATTGCCTCGGTTGCATCACTGTTTTTATTGCGGCCAAATCCTCCAAAGGTCTTATGCATATTAACTTCGGCACTTTGGAGGAGGGACAGTGCCCGGTCGAAGTCTTGTCCCTTTATGATGAGGTCATCACCTCTTGCTGCGCTGCATATTAGGAGGAGCTTGCGCAGGTGAGTTGCCCTTCTCTCATTGTAGCCTGCAAATCTTGGGTCATCTACGGCGTGGATGCCTTGTTCGGTTAGAGTATTCTGTTCAACATACCAGCGGACATACTTATCTTTGGCTTCCCTGTCCATCCTTACCTCACCTGCCAGCTTACTTATTCTCTCTAGGTCACGGCCAAGCATTTCCTGTAATTCAATCTCCCGCATTGTCATAGTATGTTCGGGGACTATCTTCCTTTTCTTTTCCTCCACAATGAAGATGATGCGGCTGGTGAAACCACCACCAACTGCCTCGTGTGGAATCATGCTTTGAATCCAATCTGGTGCGGTACCGCCAATAAGTGTAAGGCACAATCCGTGAAGGGTATCTTTACCACGGCCAACCGTTTCGTATTCCCAGTCATCTTTGGAATCATACCAGTCGGTAAGGTTACTGAGATATGCAATATCACCCTGGCCCAGAAAAACGGAAAGTTCTTCGGAGAATGCAGTGACAGCACAATGATATTTAACTTTGCCATCGGTGGGGTCCTGGAAGTTGACGGAGGCTCGCTTCATGGCGAGAATCATTGCCTGCCTGCCGCTGCTTGATTCGGGTGTTACTGTGACGCCTGGGACTTGTTTCAGCAGGTCTTTTGCAATACCAATTGAAACACCCTTACGAGTTCGACCACTGGGGCCGATTAGGACAACGTAGATGTTTGGATAGATTACTTGGCCAAGTCCCCACTTCAAATACACTCGGCGTTGGAGCGCACCTGCGATAACACTGAGGCCACACCAGGTATGATAGGAAAGTGGCGACTCACTGTTATCAGTGTATTCGAGGTAGGCATCTAGCCAGTTAGTGAGTTCCCGTGCCATGCTCACTTCCTTTATTCAGCAAATCAAGGATGGTTGCATGGTTATCTAGATCGCGCATTCCTTCGGTGTTGTGGGTTTTATGGAAGCTGCCCCAGTTCAGGCCGACTTTCGCGTCGGTGGCAATCTTGAACTCATTGCCGTTGTAGGATAGGGTGGGGCTGGTGTATGTGTTTACTTTGTCCATGATTATTTTATACTTCTCTGGATCACGGATTACTTCGATGGGGACTTGCATCAGGATGCTATCGTGTACCTGGGCGAGGAGGTCAATATCGAAGGTCTTTGTTAGGAGATCATCGTGGTAGATGCGGACCATCCCCTGGTTTAAGGAATCAACGACGGTGGATTGGGGTAGCATAGAGTAGGCACTTTTCCACAAATCACGTCCCCATTCACCCATGAAGAGGACTTTGCGACCGAAACAATTAGTCAAGGTGCGATCTTTCTGCAACTGGCGCTGCACAGTCTGATAATACAGACGAATGCCAGGATAGATGGAATGATACAATTCAATGATGCGCTTTGCTTCCTTAATCTCCATCTCATTCAGCAGGGCAAATTGATTGAATCCCTCGTCGTAGTTTAGACCATGATTGGATTTCTTACCACACTGGCGAAGGGACATACCCTTTGGCCACTGATCCGTGTAGTGTTGACGGAGGATGGGATCTTCCATACGCAGCTCATGAATAGCAGCAGTGCTGGTGGAGTGTCCTACAATCTCACTATCATGCTTGATGATTTCCTTGGGGACGTTAAACATCAAGGAAGCAGTATGAGTATGAACATCGAGACCATCCCTGATTGCCTGAATCATGTTGGCATCGTTGGCAAGGTAAGCAACTACTACCCATTCTGCTTGCCTCTTATCGAATTCGATGAGGACTTTACCCTCATCTGCAACGAGGAACTTCTTGAATTCCTGTGGGAGGTTCTGGTAATTCATACCAGTTCCCATGATTGTTTGGCTGCTGCTCAGGCGGCCGAACTTTGTCCCCCTAGGATTGTATGAACCACGTAGCCTACCATCATCATCAAACTTCATGTTGAGGTAGGTGCTGTACAACTTCTGGAGACCACGAATCTCCTGAACTAGTTTAGCTTCCCGCAAACCAGGATTCTTAGCAGTGCCACGAGCGATGCGCTGCATGGCATTATCATCGGTTGTTATTTGTTTGGTCTTGGGCTTGAGGATTGGTGGCAATCCCTTTTCAACGTAAAAGTATTGGGCAACTTGCTTGCTACTATTTACGTTCAATGGATGGGTGCAGAGGTCATCCAGTTCGGCTTGCTTCTCCGCTGCACTCCTCAGTACATCCTCCCTTGTCTGCGCCAAGAGTTCATGATTGACCTTCATTCCCTTTGTCTGTAAATATGTCAGGACGGGGAACAATGCGATGGTCATGTTGTAGGTAGCATCGTATCCTTGCGTGTGGATCGATGGCCAAAACTTGTTATGGATTTCCACCATACAGGCACTGTCTAGGGCACTGTATCGAAGGAAGGTTTCATCCATTTTCATTCTATTCCTCCTTCCTCAATAAGAGGACATAGGTCGTGCATTCTTTTCAGGAGATTCATGCCAGCGGCGAAGCAATCATCATTGTTGTCGAAGGGAAACTTCTCAATTATAACTTCACCATATTCAACAATACGAAAGGCGAAATAATGAATAGGACTATGATGCTCTATGATTGTTAGTTCTCTGGTATGAGGTACAACATCGAGCATGGTCATGGTTAGTCTCCACAGTTTTTGCAATTCTGCCTGCTGTCGAGCAATTCCTCCAATGCTGCGCTGGCTTCTTCCATGGTATCATATGGGCCGTGTTCCACTTTCATGAAGAGGAAGTACCAACCATTACGGTAGGCATCATCTTTGTTGAGGAACTCTCGTTCGTAAACAGATAGGGAACGCATGGTTAATCTTCTCCCTTGATGGATTTAAACTTAACGGTGTCTTTCCAGTATGGTTGACTGCCACAGTAGATGCTGCCCAGGAAGCCTAAACTCTTTGGTAGTTCGGGGTAGAGGATGGAATGACCGACCATCGTATCGTGTATTTCGCCTCTTGTTTCAATCCCGTTGTGGGTTAGCAAGAAGGGGATATCAAACATACCATTTTGGACAATCTTGAGGCTCTCTTTATTTCCTAGTACTTTTTGAATCCCTCGCCAGATTAGTAGTTCCTCATCAAGTGACCACCGATCGGCAATGGGGATTACACAGGCCAGTTCAGGTGCGCTGCTGAAACTAATACAACTTACCTCGTAATTTAATACCTCAATGTCGAAGCCTACTACTGGTTCATTCTCATAGAAGCGCAGCCAATCAAGGGCCTCTGTTATGGAGGGATGGGAGTAGACTAGACTGCGCTCGGGATACCTAATTTCCGGGAATTGACTTTCCTCTTTCGCCTTCTTCATATCAGTGGCAATCAGGTAGCGGTAGGTATACATACCCCTGATTGCTTGGCTGGGATGGAAGGTTGGTATTACCTTCTTTCCTTTGAGAAGATTACTCTCAAAGATATAACCGCGATACATGGAGAGGTGAGTTAGACTGCATAGAGCAGCGAAGGAAGCTGGGCCGAGGGCTACGATGATATTGGGATTTACTTCCTCTAGCTCATCACGCAATATTTCAACATACTTATAGCCATCGGCGGTGAATAGTCCCTTATCCTCATCCACAAACTTATTGCGGTAGATTGATTTTTCCTTAATGAGGTTTGTGATGTAGCATTCCCCACGGATAATCCCCGCATTATGCAGGCACTGTTCGAGGACCAATCCTGCTGGGCCACTGAAGGGACGCATGGCATTCATATCGTAGCCGCTGCTGAAGTCACCGACAATGGCTATCCTGCTACCCTTCTTACCGTTAGCAGGAACTAGTCGAGTGTTTCCTGTCTCTGGGTAGAACATTACTCACCTCACTTTGATTTCGCATCCTCTTCGACCTTCAGGAGGAAGCGGTTCTTGTATTCGGGGTTTTTATCAATCCCCTTTACGTTCATCCCCTCGAGGTAGGCTGCCCTCAGGGTGACTCCGCTGCCGGCGAATGGGACAAGGATGTTACTACCTGGGGCAGCAAAGGTCTGGCAGATGTTGCGCATCATACTTAGAGGGCGCTGGGATGGATGGTATGCATCCTGATCGTTACTGTACTGGAAGACATTGGTGCGACCGCGAATGTAGATCAGAGGGAAGCCCTTACGGCATACGAGGAATGGCTCATATGCACGAGTGAGAACGTCGAGATTCATGGACTTACTGCCATTGTTCTTAACCCAAATGCCTGGAGTCATATCAACCTTCCATCCTGCTTCATCGAGGAGGTCGAGGATATCAGGGTACCAGCGGTAGTTGAACCACCAGATCATGGTGCAATCATCCCCGGCTACTCGATATAACTTGGGTAGGATATCTTGCAGGAATTTCTTGTACTCATTGGGTGGGATATCAATATAGGAAGCATACTTCATCTTCTTCTCGATGGAATCGGATGGGTTGCTGTCGCTACTGGCTGCTTCGAGGTTGATACCATATGGAGGATCGCACTCGATGAAGTTGATCTTACCATTATCCGGGAGGGAATCGAGGTAAGGGAAGATATCGGAAATGATGTAATCTTCTCTTGCCTTCTTGATGATGAGAGTTTCTGGGGATTCCGTGCCGCCTGACTTGCTCACTTCCCTCTCAATGCGAGCCTGCTGGCGTTTTGCCAGCTCAGCCATGATTACTTCTTCCTCAGCTTTCTTGAGGACTTTCATGGCATCATCGGCAGTTTTGCACTTACCTAGATCGGGAAGTACGTCGATGGCGCTGGCCAATCGAAGGTTGTTGCTAACTGTCATGGGAGACTTGCCAAGGAGTTCGGCTGTCTTCCTGCCTGACCAGTTGATATCCTTCTCTTGGTAGAGTTCGTGGATTTTTGCTGTGAGTTTGGCTTTCTCCTGCCAATTCATATCCTGCCGGTGGATGTTCTCGAATAACTCAATCTCACGAGCGTCGATTTCATCTTCGGTGGGACGGATGATGGCAGGAATGTCAGTTAGGCCGAGTTGCTTACATGCAGTGTAACGGCGACCTCCTGCAAGGAGGTTCATCTTCTCATCCACACAGATGGGCTGAATTACTCCCTTCTCTTTGATGGACTCAACGAGGGAGTCAATATCACCAAGATCCTCACGAAAGCGAACACCAAAATTAATGTCCGCTAGCTTGAGTTTCTTCATCGTGTATTTCATTGTGACAATTCCTTCATCAGGGCTTCGAGTTCTTCAGGGGATAGGCTAGAAAGCAGCTTCTCGGCTGCACTCATCTTTGGCTTATTCTTCTTCTCCTTCTCCTTGATAACCTTCGCCTTCGCTGCCGGTCGTTCAACCTCCCTCCTACGTCGAACATTGATGAGGTGCTGCCTCAACTCCTCATCACTCATTTCGTCGAGGGGTTTGATTAGGGATAGTATTTGGGACATGTGTGTCTCCAAGGGATATTAGGTGGCATCGGTACTTCCGCGAACAGATAGAAAAAATCCCACCCCGATGTTCTGGGGTGGGTAACTCTCACACAGATTAGCCCCTCTTGCGGACGGGAGGCTTACCACGGCCTGCGGCATTCTCACTCGGGATACGCGGGATGCGGATGTTATTGAAAACCATCTCACTATCACCACGCGGTTCGGTCAATCCCACTTCGGTCACGGCAGCTTGGCCGACCAGTCCCATGGCCAGATTCTCCGCATCGAAACCATTGCGGTAAGATTCCTCCGGCACGTTGAAGTGGTGAAGGAAGCGCTTCAACATCAGAAGCTTGAATGCGCCGTTCTCGTCACCCTCGTATGGCAAGGTGACGTAGTGGGTGATGTTAGGAGCATTCAATTCCAGGTCAGTGAAGCCCAGGGTCACCTTGTACATCGGTGCGCCAGGATGCTTACTGTTCTCGCCGGTTGCAGTCAGGAGGCAGTCGGTAATCTGGAGTTCATAGCGACCGATGGAGACTGGGGCCTGTTCCTTTACATCATCGAAGTTTGCAGCAATGAAGGTCATTTTCGTTTCTCTCGTTTGGTTGGTCTAGTTTCGCGCCCCACTTTGTTTTACACGTGGTGGGGATGTTATCTCCAGTGTACAAAATTTGTACAGTGGGAGATTCTATTTCCCCAGCTTGCCTTCCTTCTCAAGTTGGAGGATAAGACCTAGACCCTGCTTTCCCTCTAGTGGCTTGCTAAAGTCAAGGGTCACGTTCTCGTATGGGTCGAGTCCCTTAATACTTGTGCGAACGGTGGTGGTGATGCGATCAGGGACGGTTTGCAGTTTGTGGATGATGTTGCCCTTACCGTCGTTTTCTGCCTCTGCGACGAATATATCGCTGAACAGCAAGGGAATCTTGGTCTTGAGGCGACCTGTCATCATCGGTTGCCGGTATATCTTATTACTCAAGGAGTCTTGCCGCAACTCAAGGTGACCTGGCATGTAGATGGTCTTGCCCATACTAATCAGAGTGCGGCAGACATTGGTGAATGCGACCATCTGTGGGCCGTAATCATCTTGCTGCGGCCACTGACCTGCTCGGCCGTTGATGGAGAGGGTTCGATCCATGATGAGGTCTAGGAAGGTGGTCGCACTATCGAAGCCGATTACATCGTAGTCGTCGAAGAAACCATCATTCATTCGTTCCGTGAAGTCCTTTTGCCATTGCAGGTAAAGGTCGCTCTTGTGTTGGGTGAGTTTGTCACCTCCCTTTTCCTTACTCAAACTCGTTACGTTGAGGTTAAGGTTGTCGGCAAGGAATTCCTCGTAGTCAACGTCGTAGCCACGGAGGGACAGCAGCGCATTACTATCGAATAGATATGCAAACTTCTTGCCTGGTAGTGTAAGGAATTGAGTAGTCTTACCCGATCCAGTATCTCCGAGGACAAGGATACGGTGAGCGGCTGTCTCATGGGCTTGTTTTGCATTAGGCACCTTTACCTCCTTGCTGAATCCAGCTATCTACTGTTTCTTGGCTTCCCCAGCAAGCTGCTGGAATTTCCATCATCAAAACTCTTGCATAGGCAGGAAAGCATTGAATATTATTTATATCCGCATGCCCAACAGCACCTACAAAATCATTGCACAAAACTCGTTCGAGGAAAGTTCCTGGAGGAATGCCTTTTTCTACATACAGATGTAACCCATCGTGCATGTATTCTGGGATATCATATAGGTCCATTTTCTTGTCCTCAGAAGGGAATATCTTCATCTTTCTTGGCTTCGAGTTCCTTGATACGGGCTTCTAGCTTACTTACTTTCGCATTGCCATCTAGCCACCACCTCTGATACTGTTCAGCATCATTGGCAATACTAGCAGTGAGGTCACCAGCTTCCTCTACGGAGAAGGCAACTCCGGTAGTCTTACCATTACTTTCCAGCTTCCTAATCTTTTGCAGCGTGGTCAGGACTTCAGTAAGGTCGCCGTAACTGCACAGGTAGGTATCGTAGTTAATCGTAATCTTGTACATTACTTGTCTCCTTGTTTATATCTTTGTGAAATTCCGGATAACCTATTAAACCAGATTTAATTATTACGTTTGGTGCTCGATATTCCCCATTAGCTGGGACACCTCCCTTTGCTAATGTATTCCAAATTACTTCCTCTTCCCCATAATATTCGAGAACGCGTAAAATTCTTACATTAGCCATTTTACTTGTCTCCTTGTTCGATTAGTTTTTCCAGCTTGAGTACATCGAAGGGTTCCCATCTATCTTCAATGTAACCAACAGGAGGTTCGGGCAACACTCCGGGATCGGAGCAGGTACTACAGATCGGCAAGAAAGGACACTTACTATACTTGCCGTAACATTGATCCTCATTGCGACGGAAGTTACCATCCTTCAACACTCGATCATTCTTTTCCCACTCAAGCCGCTCCTCTGTCATGCAGCTAATCCATTTCTTTGTATCGGTGATCCATTCTTCAAGCAATCCCCAGGAGTGGGATACTGGCACAAAACGGAAGGCATCATGCACTTTCTTATGAACAAGGGCGCAGTCAACCCAAACGTCTTGCAAGTCAGGGTAGTAGAGGGAACCGACCATCTGGTAGCCCTTCACCTGACTGGCAGCATTCCAGCTTTCGATGTAATCAATGTCGAAGTTGCCATTGATGCGATAGAGGGTGGTTGTCTTGTGTTCGAGGACGTGTACTCCATTGTAGTCTACAACCTTGTCAAGTTTGCCAACATACCATGTGTCAGCAAGGCCGGGGAAGGGCATGGCAATCGGTTGTTCGATACCGAGTACATTAGATTCACAGAGCATCCTGCCACGGGCGTCAATGTAGTTATAGTACATCTCCGCAGCGACTCCAGGTGTACGAGCACCGAGAGTGGCCGCATCTTCAAGGGAGAGGTTGTATTCGTAGTTGTTTTCCTCCCATTCCTTTTTGAACGCAACGATTGCAAGCTCTCTGCGATCCTCAGGATTCGCATCAGGTCCGGCTCCCCAGATGGCATCCATTCCTGCATGCCAGCAGCTTCCGAATACAAGTGCAGGAGCCTTGCGAGTGTCAATTCTTCCTGAATCGTCAGTGCCCATGCTAATTGTCCAGCCCAGTACGTGCCGGATGAAATACTTACGTGGGCATTCTTTGTAGGTGGAGATTTCTGTGTTGTCATGATATTGTGAGGACTTTGTGAAGGGCATCTTATTTTCCTAACTGTTGTTTGTTACGATGGTACTAGGCTCGTAACGGTCGCCTTTGTAAAGGAGGAAATTTACACAACCATACCATTCAGCTAGAATGGCAGTGGCGATGCAATTCATGCTGGCAGGACCGCCGATCAATAGAGAATCATCCGGGCCGGCATCCTTAAGGGCATTCTTCAAATATGTGAAGGCCTGAGGAATGTCCTGCATCACATTGTATGGAATATTCAGGAAGGTTAGCTCGCCGAATTCCGTCGCTGCGCTATAGTCATGGCCGCCATCATTGAGGATATAGACTTTACTCATTGTTATTATCGCTTGATTGGTGTTAGGAAAGCTACGCGAGGCCAGTAGAGTTTGCCTCTCTTATCTTGTATTAGGTAGGATTCCTCATATCGGTAATAGCCACGATAGCGGAGGGATTCCATGCTTACCTCAAGGGTGTTGACTACGCTGGGATGGGTGGGGTATTTGCGAGGAGGGACGATGGCGACAATCGTGCCTTCGAGGATTCTCTTGTGGCGATTTTCTTTCCAGCAGACGTGTTGACCTAGTGTGAATCTGCCTATTCTTTCAACTCTGCTGCGCTGTTCCTCTCTTTTCCACTCTGTCATGGAGCGGAGGAGGAATGGAAGGGAACTACGCAGGTTAGCTAGGCTCAACTCAATTGCAGCTAGTTTCTCTGCAAGGTCATTTATTTGTTGTTCGGTCTTTGTCATCTTGTTTTCGTATAATTAGGGGCGGCCTACAGGGGCCTAATGGGCGCACCTGTTAATCTCTTATCATACCGCCGCCCAGCATGATCGTAGTTAGTGTTAATAAATTGTAGTAGGATATAACTAACAATTCACCTGCCTACAGAAAGTTCAGCATGGAATTCTTCTCGGAGGGAAGCATGCGAACTTACAATGGATATTCAAATGCCGACTATCTCTTTGTCACTCATTGTTGCGGCACGAAATAGTAATTCACGCGGTAACGGAGTGTTACTACTTGCAACAATTGGGGGAATGGAGTGACTGGCGTAACCCGATAGCTAGGATCTGTCTCACGACACTTTTACCAGCGGCATTTGGATGACCCCTTTCTTGCATCATGGTAGCGGCACTTTGCAAGATTCTCTCTGTCACAGGGGGAGACAAAGAAAGGTGAGGGGTCAGCACCTTGCCCTCGGTTAGGCCTTGTTCAGGGCCTTCTGCTTTTCCTTCACCTTCGCCAGCAGAGCGGCGATAGCGTCGGCGTCCATACCGTCCAGAGCAGCGGCAGCGCGCTCCAGCGGGGACTTGCTGGTACGGGGACCACGGACACCCGGCTGCCATTCATTGGCGAGCTTCTCAATTTCCTCGGCATTCTTGTCGATATGCTGGCGGGCAAGAGCCTGCACAGCGATCACGGCACTACGCTGCGCCAGGTTGTAAACCTGTTCCTCGCCGTACTTATCCAGCAAGCCCTGGAGGGTTTCCGGGAGGTTGAACTCAAAGGATACACCCTTACCTTCCTTCGTCTTGGCTTCGATCTGCATTGTTGTTTCCTCGGATTGATTGGATTGTGGGCAGTTAGTCTTTATGCAGGTGCCCGAACTGCATAAGTTAATTGTATGCGAGGGGAGTGTGGATTGTCAAGCGGTTTGTGTTTTTGTCTGATGTGTGTATTTATACGCGCATTCGGCAGACTTGTCAAGTCCTTTTCTCTTTTTCTTTATATCTTTTGGTTACTTTTTCTTATTTATGGTTTCTGCCAGCAGGAGGATGGTCAGGATCATGAGGCACAAGTAGATTATTAGGAGGACCATGGGAGTTTCTCAGGGAGGAGGTTCATTGCGTGGAGGTATTGGAGGAGATCACTGGTGTAGAGGCGGGCTGACTTCATGTTATTTGTGCGGAGGGATAAGGAGATTCCCTGCATTGCTTTTCTTATGTGGTCGAGGGTCACTGGGTTGCCCTGCCTGACTCCTGGTATTTTCTCTGTTGGCCCTTGTTTTGCTTTGGTCATTTTTTGTTCCCCACTGTAAAAATTTTTTACACTCGGGTTAATCGCCGCTATCAATTCTCTTTGTCTTGCCGCAGTCGATGCACCTGTATTCGTTATAAGTGCAGCGGCGAATCTCACGTACCCATACCCAGCGATGGTTGCAATCTATTTCTTTTTGTTGCTGCTTTTGCTCGGCGGTTTTTTCATTTTCCATTTGTTATCTCCTGCGAGGTTTGTTAACTGGAAGGTTGCAACAATGAAGGAGTCGAGGGCAACTCGGCTGCGTTCCCACCTTTGATATTCTTTATCATCAGCGGTGGCAATGCCATTCTTGCGGCTATTCATCAGGAGGGCCAATTCGACACTGGCAGTGCGATGGCGAGTTAGGAGGTAGTGGTAACGACGGTAGAGAGGGGATTGTTTGAGGGTCATTTGCCGGACTCCTGCGCCATGGCGGCGTCGATGGCGCTGTCTAGATCGGTTCCAAACCTGAGATAGGTTTCGCTGCATTTGTTTTTAATTGCCGCTTTATCTGCAAGGCCGTACGTGTCGTTTCTGAGAAAACGATACCTAGCTGCATCCTCAGCCATGCGCCGGAACTGATCCGCCACAGTCATGCTTCCACCGTCAGGAGGGTCCATGTAGTACACGCCGGGTAGCGTTGATTGAATTTCCTCCGCATCCCTAGCATCCTGCTCGATCTGGGCGGCGTGGCGTTTGACGAATAGCCGAAGGGTTAGTTCAGTATCGGAAAGTGGCGCATAACCTTTCGCATCGGCGCACGCCTGCGCAACCTCCCGCAGGTCATCAATCATGCTCATGGCTGTCTCCGATGGCGGTGGCGAGTTTTTCACCAAGTTGATAACACGCTTCTGCATTCAACCCCGTTTCGTCGGTGCTTTGGAGTTGCAGAACCACCTCCCGCACCTTCTCCACCCTCTGCGCGTGGGCGGTGAGGTGGGCGTCTATGGCGTCGGCCATATCCTTGAACTGGACTTTCGTTCCGTTACCTTCGTAATACGTCCAGTTGATGCCACCTCTGCCGAGAATATCCCGCACCTGCTCCAACGTCATCGCGCTCATTTCGTCACCTCGGGCGCGGCGGCGAGCATGGTCACAGTCCACTCGTCACGATCAAAACTAGAACGCGCCAGCAAGTTATTCGCATCTTCTGCACTCTGGGCGTAGAAGTGTCCCTCCGGGCCACTCGCAAAGAACCACCCATCCGGCACCGCCGCAGGGCGCGCGGCGAAGGATTCGAGGGCGGCGTTCCAAGCCAGCTTCGCTAGGTACTCATCGACATCGGTATATCGTTCTTCATGAGGGCCAAAATCAAAGGACTCATGCATCATTTGATACCACCAATTTTCAAACGCATCGTCCGTCACCTTCACCGGATCGCGCGGTGCAATCTTGTCTACCAATGCGCGGAAGCGATCCACATCATCACCGGATAGCGTGTTGCCTCGTATGCCCCAATGCTCGATGACATTTAGTGCCTCGTTGATAGACGCAGGAGACTGCTCCCGCATCATCCGCGCGGCTTCCTTCCAATCCTTTACAAGCGCTTCGTCTAGGGACAATTGACGGTTAGCGGCCCAAACTTCAAGCAGTCGCACGGCAGAACTTGCCTCGTGGCGAGCCGATAGCGTTACGGGCTTTTCCAAGGTCGTCAGAAACCCGAGGAAATCGAAGAGGGCGCCCGCGAGCATCTGCTCCGCCGTGTAGGTTTGCTCAGTCATGGCCTTTTCTCCAGTTCGTCGCGGTAGCGCATGCCTTGTTGGAATGCGTGCCAAGCTACATGTTCCGAAAAATCCTTGTAAGTGTTTTTCTGAGAATCCCAAATTGGGAAAGTACATAGGCCCTTGTAGAAGTCCTGCGAATACCACTTCTCAAACGCCTCGCGGTGGTCTTGGGTGGTCATGCGACTATGAACTCCATCTCTCCAAGTATCTCTATATCCTCGGAACCCTCGTATTCCGTAATGCGGAAAGATGTCCCTTGAGGAATCCATTCGATCTCAAGATCGGATGCGCCACCCAGATAGAAGTCTGCATTGGGAAAAGCGCGAGACATTACAGCTTCAATCGGCTCTAACTTTCCTTTTTCCACCCATTCAATTAATGCCGGATGGAATACCGCTTCGATAGGAGCGCCCCAGCTTTTCCATCCAGCGCCGAAGCCAGGTGAATAAAGGGCTGCAACCTTGCCGTCACGAATTACCTTTTCCATAACCTCTCCCACCCGGGTATGCCGGGACATTATTATTACAAAAAGCCAAGAAACCAAGCAAGTACCCATGCGAGACTAGCACTTGCTGCGCCGATTAGGTATCCACTAAAGAATGCATCGTCGGTGCAGTCCTTTAATTTTTCCTCAATCTCGTCATCATAGATCATTGGGGATCTCCCAGGTAAGTTAGGATATCTTCGTGGGTTAGTAGGTGAAGGAGACAATCCTCTTGTGTTAGGATTACTTCCTGCCCTTCTGATAGGCATTTGCGAGAGGAGAGGAGGGAAGTGGCAACTCTTAGCCATGTTCCCTCTTTTATTGAAAACTCCGGTCTTGTTTGCATCAGTGTTAGTTTAACTAGCACGTAGCTAGTGTGGCCAAGGCTGGTGCGAGGAACAAGGATTTGGAAGTTTTCAAGGTTTGTTTTCATTTGTTTGTTGTTCTGGTTTTTTTGTGCGATCAGATTAGCACAATTAGTTGAAAAAGTCAAGCCCTACTGCTCATTGATTTGATTTCTTTCCAACGTATTAGGTTTTCTAGCTGTTCGAGGGTGATGCTGGGTTCGACATTTTCCCCCTCTTTGTCGCAGCCACAGTAGAGGGCCATGCCACTGATTGGTTGCCAGTGGTCACCACGCCAGATGTGGAACATGCCATCTTTCTCTGTGGTGCCGTCGAGGAGACCGGTGTCGTTTACCCAGAGGTAGTCACCTGCTGCATTGACTCGGCAGGTATCGTACCATTGATATGGGAGTTTGTCGATCATCTGTTCGTAGGTGCCGTCGTAGTCGAGTTCGGTTATGCGGCGTTCGTTGGGGATTATCTTGTACATTTTCATGGTTAATCACCACATGTCGTATTTTGATGTAAGGCCATAAATAATACCAATTACAAACGCACCAATAATTTTTAGTATTGGAGAATTTGTATTAATGAACTGAATCATTGCACAAATGGTAAGTATGCCTGCCCAAAACTTCAAACATTCATATTTCACAGTTTGTCTCCTTCCCAGGTTAGATAGTAGTTGCAAACGCTGGTCATTTCAGTTTCTCCAATAGTTGAAGGAGTTGAGCGCTCATTAATTCGAGCTTTTCTGCCCTCATGAGGACTTCGAGGTGGTAGTTTGGTCTCTCCTCTACAACCTTGCAGAGATTGGCATATGCCCGTACTGCATTGATGTAGGAAAAGACCACCTGCTCCTGTGTTGTGTCAAGGTTCATTTCTTTGGACTCCGAATGGGGCATTGATCGCGATTGGGGAGCTGGCACGGTGGGGCCTTCCAGTCTTTTGGAGGGTTCATTGGAAGGCGATTGAAGAGGGATTTCTTCTGCCGTTGTGTGCGTTTCTTTGTTGGCATTGTTGTTCCTTTGTTTGTTGTAAGTGGGTGTACAAAATTTGTACACTCGCTTTTTTATTAGTTCTCAGACTCGCGAGCACGGAGCATGGCATCCGCGCACATGAACTTGAGACGGGACGTCATCCTGGCGCGCCATTCAGCCCATTCTTCCCCAGTGCCACTGTTGGGCATCGGCACGCCTAGGCTTCTGGCGTCATTTCCCGTGATCCCATCAAGTGTTACCTCTGCATGCGCCGCGAAGTAGTCGCGCAGGGTCATGCCGTTATGGCCGTCGCCGTTGTACGTGCGCGGAAACGCCGGCCCACCGTCTTTGATCGGGCTGCTCACGGCGTCACCTCGCGCATGTGGTGGATGGTGTATGGTGCAAAAAGGCCGTTGCTTGAATGCTCCTCGGCATTTTCTTTGCTACTAAAGAGATACTTGCTACCTTCTCGATCCACCACCACCCAGCATTCCAGCGGCTCGGGCTTGATGCGATAAGCACTTGGAAAAAATGGAAAAGCCCAATCCATTCCAGACTTCCAGTCTACCCATCCACTAGGTCCCTTCCATTGGAGTATTTTTCCTTCGGCCACCGCTTGGAACAGCGGAAGAAAATCTTCGTCGCGTGTCATGTCAGTCTCCTACGTTAAGAAAACAAAACCTTGTTGAGGTATTGATAGCGATTCTCCTCCTCGTTTGTTAGAGGAGTATCACTATCCTGCTTGTCCATCAGTGTTTGCAGCTCGGCTGTTAGGCCCTTTACATCTATCGTCACCTCTCTCATTTGTTGCCTTTCTTCTTGCCTAATTGGCGGCTGCTCAATCACAGGGGAGGCAGAGAGGCGAGGTGGTGCAATTCCCATCTGCGCATTTGCCAACAGCGTTTCGGTAAACTTCCTCTTTACACGAGTGGACTTGCCTGCACCGAATGGTGCCATCCTATTTGCATACTGAAAGCCATCTTCCTCTTCCTTGATTATGTGCGTTTCCCTGGCAAGTTGAATTAGTGAACTTAGGACCATACTAGTAATGGACGCAAATGACTTATCTTGCAGGTCAGCCTGTGCTGCCTCTGCGCAGTCAAGGATGCCGAGGCAATCCTTTGGGCTAACGCGAATTTGGACAACCATACCACCTTTCATCATTCACCTCATTATGCAATATATGAAAAGCCATTATACAAATGTTGCCAGGTGTCAAATGCCTCAATGTCCCACAAATGCCGTGCTGTGCTGTCGGGGAATAGATAGACAAAGTGAGTGCCATCAGCCCCGAAGCAATACTGACAAACGCGAATACGTATCTTATGCCTAACTAACATATTATGCCTCGATTGGTGGGAGTGTCAGTGTTTCTACGAATTCCATCTCTGCAATATGGCGTTCATAGTCCATTAATGCGATTGGCAACAGGGTGAAGTCAGCTGCGCTGCCCAGCTGATCGGCAATGGTTTGCACCAGTGCAAGTGGTGCACTGTGCAATTCAGCAAGCATTATTAGATATGCTTGCCTATCAATACAACCGTGCTCATGATATTTGTCAATCATGGGCATGTTCCAGTTCCTCCGTCAGTTCTTCCTCCTTGTCGGGATCGGATAGCTTGATAAGCTGCCAATCATACGCGTAAGTTTGGGGATGATTGTTAATTCCCGTGACCCTGTAGTCCATCGTGCGAATGCCCCCGATGCGAAACTTTACGGGCATAGGGCCGACTTCCAGTATTTCCACGACATGTCCGAGGCGGTCTTTTAGACTGATGCCGATCATCGCCAATTCTCCAACCTTGAATCGCATGTTCAATTCTCCTTTTTGTTTGAATAGTTTGTGTCACGTCCGGTAAGTCGCTATCGCTCGCTGCCTTACCTGTGCATGCAATAGAGCCGCACCGCAATCAAGACAGCGACAATGGCTGCGCTGTACAGAAGTGGTGGAATTGCATTCCACTTCCTCTTACTGGCAGCGCGCAGCAATGCCGGTGCGCATGTGAATCCACCAGTGTGGGCATTATGATCGGTGTGGTGCATTCTTTGCCCTCTTTATCATGATTGTTCATGTAGACAGGCTAGGTAGCCTCATTACACTTGAATGCGAGCATGACTGCGCTGCTCGATTGCAGACGTAGCGTAGCACAGTGTACTACATGTAGTCAAGTTGTATGTGTAGTATATGTAGTAAATGTAGTGATGTATTCTATTTTGTCGGTATAGGTCGTATGTGTATGTTCTTAACTCTCTCTTAATGTTTTAATAATTTTTTTTTAACAAATGAAAAGCACGGGGTGGGTACACCCTATACCGACATTTTTAAATACACACATACAATACAACAAGTACAACATATACAACAAAACAAAAGGAAACAAAAAGCCCCACTCCAGTTAACTGGAAATGGGGCATTCTTTGTTTCATGTTTTCACTTAACCTTGTGCGAGTTTTTCAGCGGCCAGCTTCATGAAATGTTCCAGCTGTTCCGGTGTGAACTTTTCAATCAACTTGACCGGGCTAACTTCGGCAGTATGCCGAGTTCCCAGCTTAAAATCACTCGCGTTGATCGTCAGGTCAGTCGGGGGCGCGACATCGGAACTGCGCAACCGTTGCTGCCAGGCAATCACAATCGTGCGCTGTGCAAGCTCCTGCATATCCCGGTCAGTGAGACCATCCCAGTTGATCGTGAGATTGCACTTATGCTTGCCGGTTGACAGTTTGTTACTCGTCGAGACTTTCGTTTCAAGAAGACGCTCACTCATGACAGACTCCTGATTGTAAAGTTGTCAGTTGCGAAGCAACTGCGAGCATTAGTTAGCTCGCATGCATTCTCTCACACCGGGCGAAAGAATGCAAGCTAGCTCACTCAAGAATCAGCAACATTTCCCCGTCACATTCGTCAAGCTCGGCAGTCTTCAACTCCCGATTGCCGATATACACCTGGCAGTCCGGCGCATCACTCATGCTCAGCAGGTACTGCATCAATTCATTGCGAGTCATCTCATTACTCCGGTTCGTTTGAGTGAATACATATTCGCATAGTTATCCTGAACATGAGATGAATAAACATCTGGGATCTCTATAAATCTCAATTCATTTAATAACTGCACAAACATTACTAACGAGTGCAGTATCGCAATGCAACAAGCTGCACACGACAAATGCAAAGGTAAATGCAAATGAGACTGCTAATCAAATGCATTTCCAAAACAACCCCAACCGGGGGAAAACTGCGTGCGCTGCGAAAAGCATAAAGGCAATACCCCAAATTTTTCAAATTTCAAACTCCTCTCATCTTTCTTTATTCCCATTGTTAGTGTAACAAGCGAGTGTATAAAATTTGTACAATGGTGTTGACAGCGCAGCGCAGTTCGGTTATGCTCGGCCCAATCGAGGAACTATCTATGAGCAG